TTCTTTTTTTACTTTTTTCTGTTGTTATAACACCGCAATCAATAATATTATCGTTTACATCAAAAACAACACAACCAGTATTTCTAAAACCCACATCTAAACTTAAAATCATTTGCCCCCCCTCTAAAATTAAAGTCTATCTATTGCTATTTGTGCGAGCCTACTTCTTTCTGACTTGCTTAACGATATAACTGCTACATTATCACACCCACGCATTTTATCAGCTACGTAAGTCAAAGCATTATTATATTCGTCTAAATACATATTATCAATTTGCTGGGTATCTCCCAACAATACTAATTTTGAATTTTCACCAACCCTCGTTAATATTGTTTTTATTTCTTTCTGGGATAAATTCTGTACTTCGTCAATTATTATAAAACGTTTTGGAATGCTTCTTCCCCTAATATATGTTAATGCATCAATTTCAATTAAACCTGCATCAAACAAATAATCGTAATCTTTTGTTTTCTTTCTTGTGCCACACGTTTCAAAAATGTATTCAAGATTATCATAAAAAGGTTGGAGCCAACTTCTTAATTTGTCTTCTTTATCGCCTTTCAAATAACCAATATCGTTACCAAAAGGGATAATTGACTTGTAAACAAGTATTTTGTTATAGATTTTTTCCTGTAAACAGTGAAGTGCAGATGCCAAACTTAAAAGAGTTTTGCCGCTGCCAGCTACTCCATTGCACACAACCAAATCTATATCGCTGCTAATTAGAGCATCTATCAAAGCTCTCTGCTCTGCATTCTTTGGTGAAATACCATATATGTTTTTAAAATCCTCTACCAACGCAAAAAACTTTTTATCAAACTTTTCAATGTACCGTACTAATGCAGATTTATCTTCATTTTTTAAAATAACATATTCATTCAAAAAACAATCATAACAATCGTCAGTAATTTCAACAATACCATCATTTTGCTTATCGTAAATGAAATCTATTACATCCGCATCAACTTCAAAATTTCTTAATTTGTTACTTTTATCTGGTTCAATTTGATTGTTGTAATACCTCTCAACATCTATCCCAACAGCCCTTGCTTTGATTTTTAGATTAATATCATTACTGATAATTATGTATTTTTGATGGTTAATTGTTTGTAATTTCTTTGCCAATATTATTAAACTATCATCAGTAAAATTTTGGAAAAGCTCTGTATCATCAACAATGTATAACGTCCCTAAACCTTTTCCCAGTTTGACAACATTCCCGCCAGTTTTATTAAGTAGTGTATCAAGCAATCTGCTAAACACCCTTACACTTTTAGCTACTTCTCCATTTTTAGATTTAATTTTATCAAGCTCAGACAAAACTGATGTGGCTATATAAACATCATTATTATCAAATTTAAAAACACAGTTAGGGTCTTGTACTACAACATTTGTGTCAATAATAAAATTTTTTTTCATAATCCCACCTTTTACATAAAATATTTTATTTTGCAAATTCACATTATTTTAGAGTAGCCATTTTCTTTAACAACTTTTAAAACTGTTGGTATAATGTCTTTCAATGATTGGTTATGTGTTATAATAAACACTTTCCCCAAATTCTCGCCAAATTTTTCACACAACTCAACAACTCGTTCACTACTGCCAGCATCCAGACTTTCAAATGGCTCATCAAGAAATATAATATCAGGAGCATTGCTTGACATACCCCTTAACAATGTGTTGAAAGCCAAACTGATAGCTAAATTAATTTTTTGTTGTTCACCTCCTGAATTACCATTAAACACTTTAGCACCGTGCAGATTATCAACATTAATTGAAAATTTATCTCTTATTTCGCCACTCTTCAGTTTTGTAACAGTACTAATCTCAATTAAAATATCATCCAAAATTCTTGCATACTCATTTGCTATTCTGTTCAACTCTGGTGTAATATTCTCAAAAACATAACCTTTCAAACCTGATGTACCAAAAATATTAACAAGAGCATTAACAATAACAAGCTCATCGTTAATATCATTTAGTAATTTCTGTGTTTCCCCAATTGACCTTTCAAGAGCAATTTTTTCCTCATTTAATTTGTCTAACTGTTTTTTATATGGGTTAGTTTGTTTCATTAAATAGCTAATATTATCTCTAATTTGATTAATTTGTTTTTTATTGCTTTCAAACTGTTTAACAAATAAATCATATTTAGAAGATTTCAATTTCAAACCATATAACAAATCTTTTATTTTATTATACTCATCCATCTTACCTTCTATATGTTTGATGAATGCTTCAATTTCATCTAATTCTTTTTTACATGCTTCTTTTTCTTGCCTTGTTTTTTCAAATTCTGGGATGATTTCTTTGCTTCTGTTTTTTAACGCTTGTAAATAACCATCTATATCATCTTTTTTAAATACCCTGTCACATGCTTCACATTTTTGACCAATTTTGCCACTTGCCTGCTCAATTTCTTGTTTCATCTTTTCAAGTGTTTCTTTGTACTTCTCCAGAGCCATTTCTTTGAGTGTGTATTCTTTTATTTTATCTTTTTCTAATTGCTCCAATTTTTCTATTTTTTGCCTAACATCATCAAATGATTTTAGCTTCTCCTCCAATATATACATTTGTTTTTTAACATCGTCCATTTTTGCAATTTCATCTTCAAGTTTTTTTGTTTCGTCTATCAAATCAAGTAATTCTGCTTCATGTTTTTTAATTTCTTTTTTATTGTTTTCTGTAAAATTATCTAATTCTTGTTTTATGTCTTCAATCATTTTATCTACTCTTGCAATTTCATTATTTAAATTCTCATATTTTAATTCCAAATTTGTTTTATCCATCTACAAGCCCCTTTTGTATGTTTTGATTTTTTCTGCAAACAAACTTAAATCTGTTAATTTGAGTGCTTGTTCAAATACCTCTTTTAATTCTTTGTCTGTTAAACTTGCAAATGGTTTAACATCACCTTGCCCAAAACTTATAGTTTTCAAAAATGTTAGTTCTGACATATTTAAATGTTTATTAATTTCCAACTGTGTATCTTTAATACTGCCTTTGCTCAAATCTTTCCCTGCTTTGTAAAAAAGCAAATTGTCACCATATTCTTTATGTTTTCTTGCACGAATAACTTTACAGTCATCGAACTCAAGAATAACCACGCAATCTTTCCCAGCATTGAAATTGATTACATTATCGCCAATTAGTCCTCTTTTTGTTTTGCCAAACAGAACCCAATAAATTGCTTCAAAAATTGAGCTTTTGCCAGCACCGTTACTTTCTGACGCTTTGCTATCTTTATTGACACCTTCAACCAAAACAAGCCCATTATAACTGCCAAAATCCAAATCTATTTCACCAATTGACAGAAAGTTTTTTACAAATAGTCTTTTAAATTTCATTTTACAACTCCATTGCATTAATTTTATCAAACATTGCAAGTATTTTATCTTTATCGCTTTTATAACTTTCTGCTATCTCTAAATAGTCTTCCAACATCTCCCTGATACTATTAATTTTTATTACCCTTGCCTCGTCTTTTTTAAATTCTTTTTCAATTATAACGTCAACATAAATTGCACCTTTGTTTATTACATCTTGTTTATAAACTGTTGCTTTTTTTGCATCAACTAAAACCAGCCTAACAATACAATTATTCAAATCTGTTTTTTTAATATCACGAGACGTAATTTTCTTAAATTCTGGATATTGTAGTTTAATAAACGTAGCTTTGTTTTTGTCAGTGTCAATAATCCAACAACCTCTTGCCTGTTCTGTATCGCCAAAATTATGCTGAATAGGTGACCCAACCTGAATAACCTTTTTACTTTGTCTGCAATTATGATAATGACCAGCCAGAACCCATTTATCTTTTGGCAAATCTTTCAATGTTAGATTACAATCTGGAACATTAGCAGGTTTAAAATCATCAATGCCATAATGCATTAATATAACATCGGCATCACTAACAAATTTAATACCATCAATTGTTTCTTGTGCTGTTCTCCTGTAACCTATCCCACCAATTTTACAACCTTTAATTTCAAGAATATCGCCGTTTAATATGTAGCAATTAGGGATTTCGTGAAAAACCCAAATACTAACAGCACTAACACTACTATTTAAAGTCTCCAAATCGTGATTACCAAACGTCATAACAACTGGCACTTTTTGGCACAAATCCTTGAAATAAGAAAATGTCTGATTGAAAACAGATGGCTTGATGCTACCCCTGACATGAAATATATCACCTGAAATTGTGATACAATCAATTTTTTCCCTGTCAATAATATCTGGGATTTGTTTAGTAAAAACATCGACCAGAGCATCATTGACAGCTTCAATCTTATAATTATGAAAATGCAAATCAGACAGTGCAAGTATTCTCATTTTCAAGCCCCTTGTTTTATTCTCAAAACAGCATTGAGAAGTTCATCAAAATTTTTCACAATATTCCACTTGCTTAATTCCAGAAACTTCTGCATATCTTTCTGTATTTGCAACACCTTTCCATTTGCAATTTTTTCCAAACTTGTCCAATATACTATTTGTGTTTCCTCATCTTTCACGCAAACAATATCTATATTTTTCAACTTCAATTGCTCAATGATGCCATTACTGATACCCCAACAAGCTGTGTTGTCTTTTATTGCTTGAGCAACACTTTTTTTACCACCCCTGAATAAGTGTTTACTTTGCTTCCTACGTGATAAGTAAATTGCATTGTTCACAATCTCACCAACATTTTTACCTTCGTAAAAAACCCTTTCTATTTTTAACATAGTTGCCCCTTAACAAATCTTTCTTATGCTTGCCCCGTGTAAAAATAACTCACCGCCATTTTTAACATAGTCAAAATATGTATCTACTAACGCCTCAATTACTTGCGATTTTGGGAGATTTAGCATTTCTCCCATAGCTTTTAATTTACCATCTGTTATAGGGCTTATATAATAAGCGTGTATTTTTCTCTCTATTTTTGATTTTGTTCTTGGCATTTTATTCCTCTCCTTGTTTAATTATTTGTAATAGTTTATTATATTCTTCTTCATTGTCTTTAAGTGCGTTTATTAACTCATTTTCTCTAAATTTTTTACCTGCCCACTCAACCCAGCCTTTTGTTGAGCCGAGTAACCCTAAATCTTTTGCATAAGCAATATGCGAACCTACCAAGTCAATACCATCTTTAAAATTGCTGATATACTCACAGGTTTTAAAAGGTTCAAAAACCTTGTTTTTTACAATCTGTGCAACAACCTTTTCTCCAATAATTTTATCACCGTCTTTAATTTTACCAATTTTACTTAATTTAATTCTTGTTGAGCAGTAAAACTTTAACGCTCTACCACCGCTTGTTTTTTCCTTTTCACCAAACATAACACCAGGATTATCTCTTATCTGGTTGAGTAAAATTAATGTAATATTGGTTTTATTAACAAGACTTGCTAATTTTTTTAAACTTGCCGAAAGTACACTTGCCAATGACAATTTTGTTTTCATTGTGCTTTCATCATAATCTGCATCAAGCTCTTCTTTAGTCATCATCGAAGCAATACTATCAACAATGACTGTAATATATTTGCTACTGTCAGCGTCCCTAACAGCATTGGCAATAGCTTCAATCATTTTAAACCCATCTTCAGCAGTTTCTGGTTGTTTATATATCCATTGGTCTTTGCTATCATTTAACCCTAATTGTTTTGCTCTTGATAATGAGAAAGCATGTTCGTAATCGAGAAAAACAGCTATGCCACCTTTTTTTTGTGTTTCAATCAATGCCATAGTTGCCAAAAGAGTTTTCCCACAACTTTCTGCCCCAAATATTTCTGTTATTCTGCCGACTGGGAAACCACCATCGTATTTACCAGATATACATTCATTCAGTGGCAAAAATCCAGACCCAAGCCAATCTTTCACATCTTGGTTCAAATCGTTTTCACCAATTTCTTTGTAAATTTTATCTATAACGCTCATCTTTACCCCACTTTAAAATAATGATTTTATTTTAACAAAGGGCGTAACAACGCCCTCTGTTATTAACCACCGATTAGTTTTGCTATTTTAGCCTCTATATCTTCCTCTTCCTCATCAGCAGTTGCAGGTTTACTTTTAGCCGCATCTTTTTTATCCAGCATAATTGCTTCCATTGGAATATCATCATCGTCATCATCAGGTTCAGCCACAACCGTTGCTTCTGTTGGTATAGCAGTTACAACATCATTTTCTGGTTTTACTGTTTTAGTTTGTTTGTCATTATTCACATATTCTTTTACTGATGCAGCCTTTTTAGCCATTGCTTGAATTTCTGCCATTGGCAAAATATCACCTGTTTCAAAAACTGGCACAAAATAAACTGTACCTTTGTTTTTTTCTTTTCTACTGCTGAGTGCAATTGTATGAGCAAATATCGGTACATCCACTGAACCAACCTGTGTAGGGTGTTTTTTCAAGTAATCTACAAGAGGCATATAGCCTGCACCTTTAATATATGCAACACAGTCTATTTTTTCGCCTGCCTCAGTTATCGCCACGCCAAACAATACTTTTTGTGCAGAACATCTTGGTTTAGCGTCCCCAGCCCTATGTGGACATTTTGCCCCACAAATATAGCCATAATTGTCACCTCTCACAGAACCAACTTCTGCTATCGTGTGTAATGGACTTTTGCAATTTTTCTTGGTATCTGTCTCATCATAAAGTGAGTAGCGATTATAGATTGCTAAAAGGACAAATTCTTTAACGATTTGACCTTCGTCAACAATATTGCCATTCTCATCTTTCTTTTGACCAACAACCCAAACACCTCTTTCATATTTGCTATCTGGGTCGTAATTAATCTTCATAACAGGTAATTGTGGTCTATCAACTTCCACATTAAATTGTTGTGCTAATTCTGCTAATTTTGCCAAATCTTCTTTTTTCATTTTTTTTGCTATTTCGCTCATTTGTTCACCTCATTCAATATTATTTAATTGTTGCACTCATTAGGCTTTCCATCTCTGCCCTTTTGTTGATTGCTATCTGGATAAGCATATCTTTACGCATATGCCATCCCTCTTTTAAAACCTTTGCCAAATCTCTTTTTGCTTGCAAATCAAGCAACTTTTGTCTCACAATTTTGTTTTTTGGATTTGTTATCACCTCCTGTTCTAATAGTTTTTCTGTTAATTTTTTGCCTTCGTTTTCATATTCTTCTCTAATTTGTTTTGCTATTAGTGCACCGATTTCTTCAGCTTCCATTTTGAATTGCTGATATTCTTTTTCAGTTTTGACAGCTAACTCTGCGTAATAAACAAACATTGATGCCTGTTTTGCCAGTTCCTCATCAAGATTTGTTTCGTCAATCTCAAACTTCTTTTTCAAATCTTCCATATGTTCACCTCCTTTATTTTGTCTTATGATATATTATATAAAATATTTTATTTTGATTACGAAAAAACTATAATTTCTTGCAATTTTTTTAAATTATTGATGAATAATTTATTAGCTTCTTCTTGATAAAAAGCCCACTGTGGACTTACTGAGAACATTACAAAGCAATTGAAATTTGCATTATATGTTATTGTGCCATTAATATCTTTAATGCCAATTTTTTCGCCATAGAACATTTCAACCAAACTTGACACACAACAAAAAATAAAATCTGGCTTCACAAGTTGTATTTCTTTTTTAATAATGTCTTTGTAAAGTGAAGGGTATTTTTTAAACAATTCATCTTGTTTATCCTCATCCAAAACATGTTTAATATAACTTGTGTAATAAATTTTACTTGGTGTTAAGCCAAGATATTGTTTAAACCCTTTAAGCAAATACTTTGTACCATCAGCAGTTAGATTTTCTATTTCATTTTTCTGTGTATTGTTGATAACCATTATAAGAGGTGATTTACCAGTTTTTGGTATTAAAACTGGTGCATCTAACAATGACTTTATATTTTTATAAAAAATGTTCAATATATCGGTGTCAATTTTTTTTGGTGAAATTTTAATAGTATTCATTCCTTCGAAAATTTCAATTAACTCAGATTTATTTTTAATGTCTATTTCTTTGTCAGTTTCTACAATACCTAAACTTTCAAAACAACCTGCCCTAACCAAAACATCTTGCCTATTTTTGTTAATAATCCTTTTGTTTATATTATCCAAAAAATGTTCTTTACTAACAAAAACACCAACTGATTTTCTTGCATTGATAATCTCTTCAATGGCTTTTTCACCTAATCCTTTGATTGTCCCAAATGGTGCAACTAAAGTTTTATCATCGTATATATAAAACTCATCACTTGATTTATTGATGTCTGGAAGAATGATATTTACACCATATTTTTTTGCTTCATTAACATATGTTTTTATTTTATTGTCTTTCCCAGAATGTGTAAAAAGTGCAGCAAAAAACTCAACTGGATAATGGACTTTTATATACATATTCCAATATGACAACATTGTATAACTCACTGCATGACTTTTATTAAAACTATATTCCGCAAACTTTACCATCTTATTAAATAAATCATTTAACACATCTTTGTCATAACCTTTTTTCAACCCACCTGCCAAAAACTCATCTCTATATTTCTCAAATTCTTTCTCACCAAGACTTTTACTGATAATCTTTCGCATTTTATCAGCTTGTGCCCAACTGAAACCAGCAATTTCAACGAATATTCGCATGATTTGTTCTTGATATACCATTATTGATTTTGTCTCTTCCAAAATTGGCTTCATTGTACTTATCGAATAATCCTCATATTCAAAACCATTAGCAATTTTGATATATTTCTCAGTCTGACCTGAATGCAAACTGCCAGGACGGAACAATGCCGTTGCAGCAGTAACAGTCTCAAAACTGTTAGCTGTTATTTGCTCTAATAAATTTCTCATACCTGAGTTTTCAAACTGAAAAACACCAACACCTTCGCCCTTGCTAAAAGCCTCAAGAGTTTTTTTATCATCAAGAGGTAGTGCTTCATAAGTGAAATCAGGGTCATGCCTTTCTTGAATAAGTTTTTTTGCTTTATTTAAAATTGATAATGTTGATAAACCTAAAACATCAATCTTAATTAGCCCAAAACTTTCACAAAGCCTTTTGTCCCAATTACAAACAAAAACATCATCTTTCCTTCTTTCAAGCACTGAAACATCAGTAATTGGTGCATCTGATATTATAATGCCAGCAGCATGAACACCACATTGACGTATTGTGCCATTTAGTCTTTCTACTTGTTTAATAATTTTAGGGTATTTTGTAGCAAATTTTTTCAAATCAACATCTGTTTCAAAATCACTTATACTTTCCAATTTTTTTGACAAAGACACTGCTTCGATGTAGTTAATACCATGAACCCTACACACATCCTGAAAAGCCTGCTTTAATTTCATATAACCAAAAGTGTTAATATGTGATGTATAGGGATATTTTTTTCTAATATATTCAAAGACTTCATCCCTTCTATTGTCCTCAAAATCAACATCAATGTCTGGGTAGTCAATTCGTTCTGGATTTAAAAACCTTTCAAAGTACAAACCAAATTTAATTGGGTCAACTTGTGTAATATCCATAAGATAACAAACCAAAGAGCCAGCAGCAGAACCTCTACCACAACCAACCATTATACCTTGCTCTCTTGCCCAACCAATAATGTCAGCAACAATTAGAAAATACCTTACAAAACCTAATTTTTTTATAACTGATATTTCATACTCAAGTCTTTGTAGATAAATTGGTTGTTCTGTTTTTGGAATAACACCAGTAATCTTTTTAACCCAACCATCTTTTATAAATTTACCAAAAACAACTTCATCATCTTCTTTGAATGGGTTAGGTAAGTTAATTTGAAATTCTGGTATTTCTATATCAACTTTCTTTGCAACTTCATATGTTGATAAAATTGCTTCCTTTATTTTGTCAGCAGTCAAATAGCCTAACTTTTTAAATGCTTCTATCATTTCCTCTGTATCTTTCATGTACAAATCACAAGTATTGAAACTCCACCTTGTCGGGTCAGTAAGTTTTTTACCACTCTGTATAGCAAGTAACACATCATGTATCTCCCAATCGTCTTTATAAGCGTAATGAGCATCATTAGTTGCAAGCAATTTAATATTTTTCTCTTCGCTTAATTGTATTGCTCTCAAATTAACAATTTTCTGCAAATCTTCCCCTTCAGCACCTTCTTCCCCTTTATCAAGTGATAAAGGCATAATTTCTAAATAAAAATCATCACCATATTTGTCTAAAAATTTATCAACCAACTCTAAATAATTATTATGAATTAATAAACCACTTGAACAAGCTGTTGAAATAATGCAATCAGAAAATTCTAATGCCTGCCCCCAATCCAATCTTGGACGCTTATAAAATTGTTTATTAGCCAGAGTTAGTTGCCTCATAATACTTTGAACACCATTCCAGTTTTTAGCAAGCACAAGCAAATGATACCTTTTTTCGTTTTTATCTGGCTCAATATTATCAACTATATAGAACTCACAACCAACAATTGGCTTAATACCACATTCATTTGAATATTTAACCAACTCTGGCATAGCAGATATACTTGCATGGTCTGTAATAGCAACGGCTGGAGAATTAATCTCTTTCGCCCTTGCCACTATCACATTGACTTTTCCCAGCCCATCCAAAACAGAATAATGTGAGTGCAGGTGTAAATGTATCATTTGTCCACCTTATGTTATATTTCTATCAAATATTTTTTTAACACGCTGTAATCTTCATCGCTTATTTCTTTAGCCGATTCCAATCTGATTACGAACCCGTCATCATTCTCAATAACATTTTCATATTCATCGCCATCTTCCTCAATACAGTATGTATCCCTGTATTTTTTTAACACTTCTTTCTCATCATTAGCTTCTGCTATCAAGTGCAAGTTAAATTCAAGATAATTAGATATGAACCTCTCAGTTATAAAATACTTTTTCATAGCTTCCTCCTTTTAATCCATAATATATTATATAAGTTATTTTATTTTAATCATGAAAATTATTAAAAATATTGCTTTTGCAAACCTTTCTAATATTTTCTATTGCTTTATTGAACTTGTAAGTTGGGATTTTATATGCAACTTTTATATATTCCAAAATCATATCATCATTGTATTTGTGGTTTTTAAATTTTGATGTATAGGCAATAACAGCATCTTGCACTTTTTGTGATGGACAAATAATTTCTTTAACAATTAAAAGTTCCAACCCACTAAAACATTCCAATATCGCCTTAATTTCACTTTGCTCTTCGTAGCCATACTCATCAAAACAAACATCATCAATCATATTACCTTCGTCATCGATAACATTAGATTGTTCATATCTATTTTTTTTATGGTATTCTTTGTATATGGTTTTCCTCAAGTTAAAGAACGCACTATGAAGATATGTAGAAAAAGACGCACCACTACCAGCTTGATATTTTTGTTCGCATTGTTTCCCGCAAATATAAAAATCTATTTCCAAATCATTTTTAATATCATTAATATCGCTAATTAAATTATCTTTTAACAGAGACAATGCTGTGTAATAAGCAAACCTTTGTGATAATTCGTAAATAAAATCATCGTTGTTATAATTGTTAGTAAACTCTTTCATGAATAACCTCCTCGTATAAAATATTTTATTTTAAACGTGGACAATTAAATTGCCCACACCCTCTGTATAATCTCTTTTACAACACTCTTATCTTGCTCTGGCAGTAGATTTAGAAAACCAATGTTAAATGCTAATTTAACATCACAAAAATCTTTGATTTTTTTTCCAATATTAATAACATTTCTCGTAGATATAACCGAATAAACATCGCCTTTTTTGTGAGCATTTCTTATCAGATTGGCAGTTTCAACCAATTTACTGATAGTGTCTTGATTTTCAATGCCAGTTTTAAGCTCAACTATTTTTCTCTCTTCTCCAGGACTGAGATAATCAACTTCCAAAACTATTGAAAATCTATTCAAATTAGCATAATTCTGTGGCTGTGTACCATGATAAAGACCAGTTTCATCACCCAAGCCTTTTGTATTGCCAGTAGCAAAAACCCTAAACTCTGGATGTGCTGTTATTGTTTCGCTCGTTTCGGTGATAGTTAATTTGCCACTATCCAAAACATTCTGCAAAACCAAAGCAATCTCAGCCGACATAGCATCGTATTCATCTATCAAAAGAATATGCCCTTCTTTCATAGCTATTGGCAACAACCCATATTGGAAATCCATCTCTTGACCTTTTAAAACCCATTGCCCAACAAAATCTGAACGTGTTATTTGAGCATCCATATTTACTCTTGTGAAAGGTCTGTTTAACCTTGCCACCACCTGCTCAACCAACGTTGATTTACCTGTCCCAGTCGCACCCGAAATATAAACATTTTCGCCTTGATTGATTATTGCGTAGCATATGAGAGCAGTGTTTTCTTTATTGAAAACATAATACTCATCTATTGCTGGAGTTGTTAGAAAAGGGTTAATATATCTATCAATCAAGACTTGATTGGGGAACAATTTTATTCCAAACAATTTATTAGCATCTATTTTTTCTTTTGCTATGTTTTGTTTCTTTTTCTTTTCAATTATTTCTTGTGCAACCTTTGAAAATAAATGGGCATCAGGAAATTGCTTTGTATACTCTTCCACAGTAGCACAACCATTTTCTTGCAAATGGACAGGAAGAACGTGCCCTTCCCATCCACAGATTTGACATTTGATTTTATCTTTTCTCATAATTATCTCCACGTAATTTGATTTTTTTCTATTGTAATTAAGCCAGCCATTTTGAGACCTTTTAAACACTGAGCCATATAAGTTTTAATTGTAGCTGGTGCAGAGTTAGGTTTTTGTTTAGTAATAAAATCAATTATGTCTTGTTTTGTGGATAATTTTTGCAAATATATTTCCTGAGCCAATTGCATTCTTTCATTAAAAAACCATTTTTGGGTTTTGTTTATTTCAAGTAGTGTTGGATGGATTTCTTGACGAACTTTTTCTGTGTTTTTGATTTTTTTAGGCTTTTCAGTTTTAGGTTTTTTAGTTTTAGACTTTTCAGTTTGGCTATTCAAGAATGCTTCAACTTCTTTCTCGATGCCAAAATCCTTTTCTATTTTCTTAATTTCCTCAACTATGGACTCATAATTAAATGAGCCCATATTTTCTTGACATTCTTTATTGTCTGGACAATTCTTGCAAGTTTTTGAATTGCTAAACAAAACCCCAAAACACTTTTTCATAGCTACCTCCTTTAGTTACCTTATATAATATATATAAAGTATTTTATTTTAAAAATCAAGGCTTTTTTAAAATAAATTTTTTATTTTAAAATTTCCTGTAATTTATTCACAATTGACACAGTTAAATCATCAACCTTCTTGACAACCATGTATTTTGAATAATAATCACGCACAGAATCTGTTAATATACCAATGCCATAAAGTTCAACTTTTTTCTCTTGTTCAATTTTTGATGTAACTTTTTTCAAATGCTTTTTAAGTGCTCCCTTATCACCATCTGCTTCTGGTGTGCCGTCTGATAGCACAAATAATATTTTCCTTTTTTCTGGTCTGTTTAATAGTCTTTTGTATGCAATTTCAACACTTTCACCATCAACATTATGTTCAAGTGAAATGCTTTTATAATTGCTAATTCTATTTTTTATTTTCACACTGAAAGGCTCGTTAAAATCCTTCATGCAGTAAATAACAATTGGAGAATACCTTGAATATTCTGGTCTGAATGGATGACATTTATCAATAATACTTGCTGCTTTCTCAAACTCCTCATCTGTGAAATATTCTGTCTTCTTTCTACCATATGTAGTAAAACCTAATATCTCAAAATTTACTTTTGCATAGTTAAATATCTCTGACAATACAACAAGTGTACTCATAGCTTGTTGTATTTTATCTTGCCATCTCATCGACCCAGAAAAATCAACCAAAATGCTTATGCTTGTATTTACTTGTTTAGCTTCCTTCCTTATTTTAAATACATCTGTTGCACCAGCTTTGATTTTTGCTATTGAAGCATTATTTATTTTCCCTTGTTTTTTCCCAAGCTCCCATTTTGAAAATTTTTCTGACAGGAATAAATTTGCTATTTTCATTTTTTGTTGTTGCAATGAGCCAACTTTTGACAAAATATCTTTGTACAATTTAGTGTTTCTTGCTTCTTTAACTTTAACAAATTTATCATACGAAGTTGAATAGATTGTATAATCAGAATTTGTTAAATCTAATTTAGCTTGTTCCTCTATCTCTTTTTGCAATTCGCCATAAATGTCTTCATAGTCTGGGAATATAGGTTTATCATCAGTTGTTTTTTTATCTGCTATTTTTATTTTAGTATTTTCCCCACCATCACTGTCTCCATCAAAAACAGCGTCAACATTGTCAATATCACCACTGCTTTCACCTTCACTACTACGCCCAGTATCATCGCCATCAGTATCATCACCATCAGTATCATCACCATCGCTATCATCGCCATCAGTATCATCACCATCGCTATCATCGCCATCAGTATCATCACCATCGCTATCATCACCATCAGTATCGCTTTTATTATCATCTGGATTTTTATCATCAGTAGTGTCAGTGTCACCACCTTCACCACTACCACTATCGTTTTCAACATCATCATCACCAGCATCATCTTCTGACAAATCAGATAGTAGTTTTTTTGCCAACTCAACAACATCTGCTGTTGATTGGCACGCTTCTATTTGTTGAAAAATGTCATTGTTTTTAAAATATGACTTAACATACCCAGTCAAATCTGGAAGATTAAGATTATAACCACAAACCTGTCTTTTCCCTTCCAACATTAATGCATTCAAGGGATGCTCAACGTTTATATCCCTTTTTTCAAGAAGCAAATTCAACAGACATTCGAAATTGGTTTTACTACCAATGAACTGTTCAGACATAAGTTTTTCAATCCTAATGTCCTCAATGACATTAACGAGATTTTTTAAATCTTTTGAGGTTATATCCACAAGCACGCCAAAATCAGAATGCTTGACATGCCCTACTTCATGGTCAATATACCCACGAAGTTTTAAAAACGTCTTTTCATCTATGTTTTGAAAAGATGGCAATGTTATTGTTTTGCCATCTGTCCGAGCCGTAGCCCCTTCAAAAATAACCTGTATATCTGATTCTGATAATGTCTTCCCTATTTTTTCAAACACATCTTTCATACTGTCCTCCATTTTTTTTATGTCATATATATTATATAAAATATTTTATTTTGATTAGCATTTTTTTATATAAAATATTTTATATGAGTTAGTAGTTTACAAAATAAACTATTTTATAGATTGACAAAACAAATTTTAAAAAATATTTTGAAAGTTTTTTTCCAAATATATGGGATATTATTATAATATCTGCTAAAAACCCAGAAGAAGTTTTAAAGTTTGAGGAATCAAATTAAAGATTTTACTTTATCGTCCCAACTGTATTTTTTTGCGTTTAGCAGATATTTTTTTAATTGCATACTGTTCAACTCATCTGCATCTTTACCATCCAAATCAACAATATAAATGTCTTCAAAAAACGGGATTAATCTCTCAGCCAATTTGTATTTCTCAAGTATAGCGTCACTATCCCAAGCAATGAAAATCTTTTTTGGCTTTTTTTGATAGATATACTCAATTTGCTTGTCTGAAATCTTTTTACCAAACGTAGCTACAACATTTGTTATACCTGATGTATACCAACCAAAAGCATCAAAAACCCCTTCTGATATAACCAAATAAGTACCACTGACAATATTGTTAATATTATACAAATATTCAGCACCTTTAAAACCTTTTGGAAATAGATATTTGTATTTTGACTTGCCTGTAATATCTCTACCTTGCCAACTAACCATTTTGCCATCTATGTCAAAAATTGGGATAAGAATTCTTTTTCTTTGAAAATCATATTTCAATTGAAAAAACTCAACCATTTGCAAATCAACATTTCTTTTTTTCAAATATTCTAATGCAATATGACCTTCAGTAATTTCAACTGTTTCTGGAAATTCAATTTTAACATCTTTATCAATATATTTTGATGGTATTTTATGGTAACTGCCTTCTTTAAGTTTCAATATTTTAAAAGCAGTTTTTTTATCTACTTTCTCATTCTCCATTACAAATTTTACTGGTGAAAACCCTGTCCCGCAGTGGTGGCAAAAACCTAAACCATCTTTTATGCTGATATAAATTCTTGCATCATCTTTCTCTTTACAACAGAAAGGGCAGTAGTTAATTTGATATTCTGTCCCACTGCTTACAATCTTAAATTTAAAATTGGTCTCAATATATTCATTAAACTCTTTCATAAAATTTCTTCTAATAATTCTTTGTAAAATTTACCTGTTGCATAATCAGTTTTAATTTTAAGTGTTTTTCTTGCTCCATTCCTGTTCTCTCCAATATGCAACCTGACATAACCTTGCTGTGCTTCAGCTTCATCTTGATTAAGTGTAATAATCATATCTGCGTGTTTTACTTTATCATAACTGCCTGCTGTATCTCTACCAGTCGCAAGACTTTTTGTTGATGAACTTCTTTGTATATGGCTTGCTGTCAAAACTGGGATATTGTACTCTTTTGCAATATCCCTTAAATCTATGAATATTGAACCTTCATCTTTCCAAACGTTGTCTGTCCTGTATCTTGGGTTTAGTAAATCGCCATAATCAACAACTACTAAATCTATTTGTTCACCTTTTGATTGGAGTTTTCTTATATCATCTTTTATAGTCAATGTTGTTGTTGAATGTGCAGGATAATCAAATATAAAGAACTTCCCTGCTCTTTTTTTCAATGCTTTTACCCTTTCTTGCACATCTCTTATTTTCTGATTAAGCATATTTATTTCCACATCACTATTCATTGCATCAAGCCTTGCAGCTAAAATAGCGTGTGAAACTTCAAGAGTAAAATATACCACATTATAACCTTGTAGGCTGGCAATATTAGCAAACCAAAGCAAGCTCATTGATTTACCAACCTTCGCTGCTCCTAATACAATATATAGTTCTTTACCAACCCAGCCTTGTTTAAACATCGTTTCGTCAAGTTTCTTTATACCTGTTGAAATACCAAGAATACCCCTGCCAGCACTTTCTTCTTTCAATTTTTCCTCTTCAATTCTTGTTTCTGTTCTGTTGTCTATATTATCCCAATAATCATATGGGTCAGTATTTTTAAAGATATTTATATCAAGAATTTTACCCATCTCTTTTTCTATGGAAGCAAAATCATCTTTTGGTAGATATTGTGTAACCGTACGCTCTACAAATCTTTTTATTTCAGATTTTTTAATAAAATCTATTAATTTATCCAAAACAAATTCCCAATCTGTTATGTCAATTTTCTGCAATTCTTTATATTTTTTAACATACACATCAACTTCCATTTCTTTTATTATCTTTTTATCAATTAATTCTTTTATTTGATAAACAAAAGCATCTGAAGTAATAACTTGGTCATATCTTTTAACAAAATCAATAGCCATTTTACCTAAATTTTTAGACACAATATCATCAAAATAGTCTGAGTTTAAATACTGGGAAGCTACAACAGCAAACTCCCTGTGTCTAAATAAACAACTTAAAACCTTATTTTCAAAACTCTTATCAATCATCATATTTTATACCCTCATAGCTTTTGAATATATTATACAAAATATCTTATTTTATCTTTGACTAATTTTTTGAAAACTGCTATTGCCTGCGAACCTTGATATTTTGCTCTAATTTCTTTAATGACATAATTCCAATAGTCATTTTGCATATCTTCGCCTGTATAATTATCAATATTAAAATACTGTAAATCTGCTAATTTAAGCTGGTGTGTATATTTTTCTTTGTCGGCATTTTTAATATTTATAAGTAGATTTTTGTTTTTAAAAACATTCGGGAAACATTGCTTAAACCCCATTTCCCTATGAAACAAAAAAGCAAAACTCCAAAAGTCATTATATTTTATGAAATTGGCATCTGCCCAACGCCTTAAATCTTGAAAAGTTTTGAAGTGTTTCCATTCTGGAACAGGTTGATTTACTGTTGAAAGATAATTCCTAAAATAACCTTTCCTGGTGAGCTTTTCATATACCAACAATTCCTTTTGAAAAAAACATACAAAAGCAATAGTCGCTGTGTTATGGCTTATAACTCTATAATCAAAAAATTTGGTTTCATAAAGCTCCTGTTCCAAAACTCTTTCACCTTTCATTGCAAAATCCCCCTAATTTAATTACAATTAGATATAAGTTTAATTACAATTAGATATAAGTTTAATTACAATTAGATTTAAATTGCAATAAAATTATATCTAATATTATATATAACCCTCATCCCCTCCCAGTATTATTATACAAAAAAGAAAATTTTAATTACGAAAAAATTTAAAAAAATTGCAAAAAATTTAATTTTTTTTTGTAATATTATTTTGAGCCGAAATAATGCTTTTTTAAAAAAAATTATTTTTTTTCACATTTAAAATAAAATAATTTGTATAATATATTGTAAACTCTTTCATGCATTTCCTCCTTTAGTTTATGTAAGGGGTGCAGGATAAAACCTGCATCTCTTTTATAAACTAAAACCTAAAGAGTGAGGTAAAATGATTAAAATTTTTATTGGAAATTCATTATGCAAAACACAATGGGAAGATAACCAAGAGCAATTGGCACTTTACAATAGTCTTTTATACAAAATTCCAAATATCCAACAAATCAAAAAAAGAACTGGCAACTGGAGAATGTCAGAATACAAATCTTTTTACAACAGACGAAAAAATGTATTTCTAACTGGACTACTTGCAGATGTAGTTTCATATCTCCAAAAAAATAATTTTCAATATGAGCTAATTGACACACGAACAAAACCAACCCAAGAATTTCAACCATATAAATTGAAAGGCATCACTTTATACCCACATCAAGAAAAAGCAATTGAAAGTTTTTTACAACACAAAAGAGGTGTTGCAAAATTACCAACTGGTGCTGGTAAAACTGAGTGTGCTATTGCGTTAGTAAAAGCAATCAATCTTCCAACTCTCTTTCTCACACACCGTGTCAATTTGCTTTATCAAACAGCACAAAGATTTATTAATAGACTTCCAGAATATAAAGACAAAATTGGTATCATTGGTGATAGTAATTTTTCACCAAATTTTATAACAATCGCTACCGTACAGACATTATTCGCATATATGAAAAGTAACCCTAAACATGCCCAAGAGTTACTCAACCAATATCAATTTTTAATTATAGATGAAGCACATCGTTCTGGTGCAAAGCAATTTTACGTACCAGCTTCAATGTGTCATAATGCTTATTATAGATTGGCTTTAACAGCAACACCATTTATGAATGAAAATACAGAAGAAGATATGTATTTGAAAGGTCTAACAGGTAACATTTGTGCAGAAGTGAGTTTAATAGAATTAATACAGGCTGGAATATTGGCAAAACCATTTTTTAAGTTTTTCAATATAAAAGAACCTGATATTAAAAACTTAACACACTGGAGGGATGTTTATGAAAAAGGAATTATTGCAAATGAGAAACGCAATCAAATTATCACCACTCAAGCAACGAGATTAGCACAAAAAGGGCATAAAATATTAATTATAATTAAGGAATTGCAACATGGCAAAATATTAAAACAGATGCTTGATAATAGTGGTGTTAAATCAGAATATGTTTCGGGGAAGGATGATGTTTATCTGCGTAAAAAGACATTAAAAAAATTAAAAGACAATAAAATAAATGTGGTGATTGCCACAAATATTTTTGATGAAGGGATTGATGTAGAGGACATTTCAGTTGTTATTTTAGGAGCTGGCACCAAGTCAGCACCAGCTTTATTCCAAAGAACAGGTAGGGCAATAAGAAAAAAAGAAAGGGGCAATTATGCGATTATAATTGATTTTATTGATGAGCAACATCCAATGCTTTTAAGGCATTCTGTCAAAAGATTCAACATGATTAAAAATGAGGAAGCATTTACAATTTTATGAAACTTATTTTAAGGGGGTATAATCAATGTATTTTAAAACACCAGAGTCAGCTTTAAACTGGCTTGCTACAAATATGTTTGACTTTGAAAACATCTCAAATACTTTAAAATTAATGAATTTGTTAGAAATTTACACTGTTTTTAATTCACCAGATATTTATTTAGTTAAAGAAACCAACGAACAATCTAACACTCATAAGATATTCTACTCTTTTGATGCCGATAATGATATTGAAAATATGATTATTACCAGAACAGACTTGTTAAAAATATTAAAGCGTATAAAAGATGAAGATGAAAAACTTTATATGATTATCCACAATTACATTCAAGGTGGTTTTTGGGATGCTTTTGGATATTGCCAACGCAAAACAAATGAATTATCTTCATTGAGATTTTATTTAATACATATGGAGAAATTTGCTGATATATTACACCAAAGCGACTATATTACCAAAAATGATTATAATGCTTATTACGATTTGGCTATGGTTGCATATATGCAAATACTGAATAGTAAAGTGGATAAAAATTCAAAATCGGGGTGATTATTGCATTAATTAAACTATTTTCACCTTACTAATACTTATTGTTTATTAGATAGTTATAAATATGACAAAATAAATTTGTCAACTATTTTGACTAAAATACTTAATTTGCTCTATTTTTTTGGCAAAAAATTCAGAAATGTTGTCAATTGCCTTTTGCTTATTTTCTTGCAAAATATGTGCGTATTTTTCAGTCATCCTTCCAGTAGAATACCCTAAAAGTTCTTGCGTAATCCTTAACTCTGATGTTAAGTGTTATTGCATTATAGTAGAACCAATATATAAAAAATTGGTTAGAGGTGAGGTTCAACAGCATAAAAGCAAGAAGACTCCCACCTCTTTAGGTGAGGGATGAATTGCTAACATAATCTTTTAAAATTTTAATTATTAAGTAGAAACATTATTAAAAAAGGATGGGGATATTAAGCAAATAAATTCAAATATCCTAATTTCAAAATCAAACCTGTTTATAGTCTACCCTGATTTTGTTGTTTCAGTTCAACTACCAAGCTAAAAATTAAGTGTGCATAGTTTACATAAGACTATGCACACCCATTAATTTTTTTATTAATAACAAATATTTAAGAAAAGCAAATACAAAAACTGTCCATTTTTTTGACTACTTTTGGCTATAATTTAAGGGTAATTACAAGATTTTACAATAAAAATATTATTAAAAATTATATAAAAGTTTTGTTTTTATTGTATAATTTATTGATAAATAATATGATTTAGAAATAGGAACGAAGGGGGTCGAACCCCTGACCCTTGCCACGTCAAGGCAATGCTCTCATCATAACATATACTTTATTGTTAAATAGTTATGAGATTTTATTTTTATTTTGTCCGTACTTGCACAAAGCAAATTCCAAGAACTCAGTGATAAAATTATCACTGGTGAAAATTGGATACTTATCTTATCCCGCTATAATGACCAAGCAATCCAAATTTTCCTTTAATATTTGTTTTACAAGGGGTCGGTTCACCCCCTTGTTACATAAGCGCACAATAATACAATAATAATGCTTGACATCAATGTCAAGTATTATTCACTTTTTTTGTAATAAAAAGTCAAGGCTTTCTACTAACAAAACAAATCAACTTTCACTTTTTTATCTTCTGCTCTACCAATACTACTCCCAAGTAACTCAATCATAGCAAAACCTTTTGGCTGTTCTTCAAGCTTCAATTCTGCGGCGTAACTATCACCCCAAGTTAAACAATGTCCAGTGACTACGAACGTTGAAAGCATTTTAGTCGTCTTATTTCTTTTTCTATCTATATAGTTATTAACAGTTTTCCAAGTATCGTAGGTGTGAGTGTGTCCCTCTAAATATAAATCTGCACACGGTGCAAGATTTGCCAGCCTCTCAAAATTGTTAGACTTACTTCCTCTTGTTCTACCTCTACCAATTCCGTGATGCAATGCTGTTACATAACTATTTTTACCACATAAAATATTTATCAATCCGAAATGCCCCAAATAATCAATACCGAGTTCTTTTGCAAGCATTTTATCAAGGCTCATACCAACAGCCCTTTCAAATCTTTTATGATGGTTGCTTCCTACAATACATAAGCCTTTTTTCCTGATGTCATATAAATCTGAAATTAAATATTCGTATTCACTTTCCAATTTTAAACCATCGAAGTCAAAAAATTTATTACTCGGAATTGTTACATCTAACAAATCCCCAGTTGAAAGCCAATAACAATTATCGTGTTCTTTTATATAATTAACTACCTTTTTAAATAAATTATTATCGTGAGCCTTATTTCCTCTATGAATATCTCCTAAATTAAATAAAGTAATACTATTATCAAAATTGTATTTTTTTATCTGCATAGTATCACCTTATTTAAGCAATAATAATAGTAGAGCAAATAACCAGCCTAAAATTGTTGAAAAAAGCATTAATTTCACTTGAAAATTCTTTTTATCTTCATCCCTGTTTCTTTCTTCTTTTATTCTTTCCCCGTTCTCTATGTATCTATCAATTGCTTTAAATTTTGCTTCAATGTTATCTAAATATGTTCTTCTTACCTTACAAATTGATGTGCCGTCCTCATAAATCTTTGTATATAAATCAAACAATTTTAGTATTTGTTTCTCATTATTTTCTGTTTTTTCTGTAACAATCTTTATGTCGGCTTGTACAACTGCAATTTCCCTTACCGCATCAGCAAGTCTTATAATAGCAGTTGACATACTTTGCTGGTTAGCTTTTATTTCTGCATTGTCGATTTTTACGTCTTCCAGTTCTTTAGTAATTTTTGCGTCAATATTTTTAATTTCTCTGTGTAAAAGCTCAAATTCATTGATTTTATCTGGCACACCCCACCCCCAAAAAAATAAATTTATAAGACTTCTGGGATATGCAATCCCGTTTCAATCATATATGCTAATTCATAGGCTCTTTTACCTACCTGTTGCGCATACTTACTGTCTAATAATTCTTCTGAGGCTTTTTTATAATCGCTATACTCAAGAGCGAGTATCATCTTTTTAAACTTTACAAAAGTGCCGAAACCTACATTAAAGCAGAAATCAATAAGTGCGTCTTTCCTTGCATCGTTTAACCTACTCCAAAATGCAAAAGTCTCTAAATATTTTTTTGTTTCTTCTATATCATTCTCAAGTAAATATAAGGCTTCCTCTTTTGTTATCCCTTTGCTGTCTAAGTTTCTGCCAACCCCTATTGTCAATTTCCCAGAGGTGCAAAGATATGGCTTGAATTTTAAACCTTCGTGTCTTATGAGAAGTTCTTTAATTTTACTCATTATTCCCCTCATTAATAATATTAATCATCATTTCATATTTTTTTATTAAGCTTTTTAATTTAATATCGTTTTCTATTATTTTGTTGAAAGTATCATTATCTAAAATCATATCTGGATATATTTCCACGTTGTTTAAATTAGGTCTTTCTAAAACTATTGG